GCTGTTCGCTAAGTGTCAGCCAGACACACCAGTCATTCTGCAAGTTGGAAATAATTGGAATTACAATCTTGATTGCTTCCGGAGTGCTGATTATGTGCTTAACAGCACTGCTACTCAGTGGCCAAACGCTAAGCAACACGTCCGCTATCACCCGGAGTTTAGAGTTGTATCAAGCTTCGATAACCCGACCATGCCTAGAAGCGTTTACAGCGTGAATCACTACCCAACACCTGAGGCAGTGATTACGTTTGAAAAGCTTAGAGAACAATTGCCTGGTTGGAAGTTTGACATGTTCGGCTGCGGAACAGAGAACGGGCATCTAACTAGCCGCGACCAGGTTGACAAGAACGCAGCCAGCTATCAATTCCTCTTCCAGCACAAGGCAGGTGGTGACGGCTACGGCTTCAATATCCACCGAGCCTGGGCGCACAACACGCCAGTGATTATGGATTACAGCCACTACGCCGACAAGATGGCGGCAATGTGTATGGTGGATAGGGAAACCAGCTTTGACTTGTCGATTGGCGTGGAGCTAGTAGCGGAGCAGATTAAGGAATGGTCGAACGAAGGGGATTACATGCCAAGAATTACTCCTATGGAAATCTGGAGGCAGAACTGCTGCCCTGACTATGAGTGGAACAACAAGCTGAAACCCTTTTTCGAAGCAATACTATGAGCGAATTCAAGCAAACAAGCCAATACGGCCAGGATGAGTTTGTCTGGCGGATCTTAGGGGAGAAGGAGAATGGCCAGTTCTTGGATATAGGGGCAGGATATGCATTCAGGGACTCTAATACTGCTAGTTTAGAGGAGCATGGCTGGGATGGGATGTGTGTTGACAGCGGGAAGGATGGCACCATTGACATTAAAGAGTGGCAGCATAGGAGCGCCCCGTTATGGATTGGTGGGGTTGATCGAATGGAGTTGCCAGCTGATCTTAAGGAAGACTATATAAGCATTGACGTCGATGAAGATTCTTACCTGGCACTGGAGAAGCTGGCTCAACAGTACAGATTTAACAGGCTGACAAGCTATCCAGGCGCTTCTGTCATAACAATCGAACATGACGAATACCGCTTCGGTACCGATATGCGGGACAAACAACGGGAAACCTTAACCTGCCTTGGCTACGAACTGCTTTGCCCCTCCGTTTACCCGTCTGAGCAGTGGAAAGAGATTGTCTGGGAGGATTGGTGGGTGTGGCCTTCCGCCGTCGACCGCACCTTAAAGGAAAAAGTTAGAGGCATGCGCAATGTTGAAGAGATCCTTGCTAAACTCCGTGGATAATTGGGCTCATTTCACCGATCAGTTGGCTAGCAGCTGCCAGACGGTCTACTCCGTAGCTCACTGGCTGACCGGCAAAGGGTATTCTGTCACCATGCCTAAACGGGCAGTTGCTGCATCTGCTAAGGATGCCTCAACCTACGTTGATGAGGGTGATCTATTCCTTCATCTACGGCTAGAGGTTAAGCGGCGTAAACTGGATTTCACCTGTAAAGAGGACTTTCCGTTTCCAGATATTATGGTCTGCTCTAGAAACAGCTACGACAGGGCAGATCCCAAGCCGTTCACCTATTACATGGTTAACAAAGCTGGCTCCCATGCTGCCATTGTGAGGTCTAGCACATCCAAAAACTGGACCATCCAGACCACTAAGGATGGACGCAGAGTCAATTATCAGCAGGAGACCTATTACTGCCCCGTTGAGTTTCTGGAGTTTGTTAAGCTTCCAGGTGCTTTGCCCACACCCTCCAGTAGCCAGCAGATTGTTCCGACGTAGCCAGCCCCCGGTAATGGCGGTGAATCATTTGCGGGCTGTTCCCCAGGTGATCCGCTATCTTTTGTTCCTCAGAAAGGTAATGCGCCAAATGCGTTGCAGCTGAGTGTCGCAGCACGTTCCTGGGCCACTTGCAAATGCCTGCTGCTCTTTGGGTTGCGCCGAATCTCTTACGGAAGTTGCTGCGCCACTTCAAGTGCAACAGCTCCTCACTTTTTTTAGGTAGCGCCCCAAAGACTTTCACTAGCCTTCTTGATCTGTTTTTCGCAATCCCTGCCCCTATCTCAACGAAGCCTTCTGAGGCATGCAAGTTGCTAGGCCGTAGCCGCATAATCTCAGCTCGTCTGATTCCCAGTGCCCCCGCTAGCCAGACATACTCAAGCAAGTCAAAGTCCTGGGCTTTAATGGCTTGCAACAGATCATCTAGCTGTTGATTGCTGAGGATTACCGGCTCTAGCTCTTCCCTGCGAGTCACTTCCAGCCTATCCGTTACGACCTCCCTGCAATAGCCCCGGCGCAGGCAGAAACGCAGAAAAGTGCGGAGTCGGGCAACTTCCGTCTGCCTGGTTGAGGCACTACTTTTTGCTAAGAAACTAGATACTTCTGCAATAGTAACGTCTGACACCTTGAGGGCCGGGCCGCAGTGGGCCGCAAACCTGAATACCAACCATTCCAGTTGATGCACGTAACCCTTGGCCCTGCCTGCTGACTTTTTGGCTTCAACCAGCTCTAAAGCCGCCTCTGACAAGGGTTTCGGGGTGCTGCCTTTGGTGGCTTGGTAATGATTCCACAGCTCAGAAATGCTGATTCCTGCTGCTTCGGATTGGGCTATAGCCAGCCTATCTAGGGAATTCACAGGAGAGGGATGGTGCACGCTGCAGGGTTCGAACCTGCGACCCCTACCGTGTGAAGGTGGTAGGACAGCCTATGTCCATCCCCTCCTGTTAAGCTGTTTCTAATGAGCAGTAAACCGTCCCGTTTTGTAATCAAGCCCGACCTTTCCGCCCGCCTTCGCCAGCTTTGCCCGCCTTCTTCCTCGCCTGAGCAATTTGCGCTTTTTCTTCTCTTACGAGCTCTTGAGAGAGAAGATCGTTGATTAGCTGGGTAAGCCCCGTCTCTCGTCTTTCGGCTAGATCTTTGAATTTCTCCTTCAAGTCTTTGTCGACGAATATGTTTAGAGGGGCTTTGTTTGCGGCTCTCTGGTTTGGCATTGTTTTGGTTGTTTTTGCGGACTTGTGAAACCCTATGTCAAGGTGACTAGGCACCACAATTACAACTGATTTGTTGGTTTGGAATAAAAAAAGCAGAAAAAGGTTGCGGTGTAACGACACCAGAACTAGTAGTTATGCACACGGTGTAACGACACCCAGTAAAAAATGAAACCTCCCCGAACCAACCGCCTAGGCCGCAACTGGAAGCATCGATGCCCTATTTCTGGATGGTTCAAACTAGCAAACCATTATGCAAGTAAACTGGACACAGACAGCAAAGGAGCTGCAAGCGGAATCGGAAAGGGAAGCGCGGCGAACAGTGACAGCCAACAAGCTAAACGGGGTGATTAAGGAGCCTGTTACCTGGCATGATTGCAAAGATGATTACCCAGAAGGAACAACCCTTGAAGAAGCTTTTCGGGAGACGTTCGGCAACGCAAAAAAGCTAGGACTCTTATGATTAATAGCAGGACAAAGGGGGCGGCTGGAGAGCGGGAAGCGGCGGAATTCCTCAGGAGGTTTGGGTGGAACGCTAGAAGAGGGCAACAGTTTTCGGGGTCTCCAGACAGCCCAGACGTTGTGTCTGACTTCCCTTTTCCCCTGGAAATTAAGCGCGTTCAAGCATCCAGCCCTATGAAATGGATAGAGAAAGCAACGGAAGACTGCGGCGAGGAGCAGCAACCTTGCGTTTTATGGAGACCCAACCGAAAGCCCTGGATGGCTATGTTCTGGGCAGAAGATTTACTAAACCACTTAAACAGAAAAACCAGCATGAAAAACGATCCCATCACCTTAAGCAGAGAAGACTATGCCGAATCACTTAAGCAAGCAGAGGAGGCTGGATACAGGCGAGGAATTGCCATGTATGACTCACAGAGAGCAGTAGCTAGTTTCTCGGACAAGGTGTCCACACACCCTGTAATAATGGACGACGTTGACGCCGTTAAAGCTGATTTTGCCGTACAACAGAGCGGCTGCTAGCAAGCGGAGAAAGAAGAAAGGTGATGAGTGACATTGAAGAGCTTAAAAAGGGGCCTGCGATCTGGAATGCCTACGCAGATGCAAACATAAAAGCGGATCTGACATGGTGCCCCGACCTGAGAGGAGCCTACCTGGAAGGAGCCCACCTGGAAGGAGCCTACCTGGAAGGAGCCTACCTGGAAGAAGCCCACCTGGAAGGAGCCTACCTGAGAGGAGTCTACCTGAGAGGAGCCGACCTGAGAGGAGCCCACCTGGAAGGAGCCGACCTGAGAGGAGCCCACCTGGAAGGAGCCTACCTGAGAGGAGTCTACCTGAGAGGAGTCTACCTGAGAGGAGCCCACCTGGAAGGAGCCGACCTGGAAGGAGTTGAAGCGGGCCTAATAATCCCCACTTTTTCACTTAACCAAAAAGCCAGGGTTGCTGTAGCGGTTCGCGGTGAGTGTTACAATCAATCCGATTTTGGGAACGTGTGCGGGACAACTGGATGCCTAGCCTTTCACATTGTTAAGCAAGCCGATGGGGGCGAAGTGTTTGCAGCTTGGTTTAGGAGCATCCCCTTCGCAGCAATGCTAATCTGGCCTGAGGCTGCACATCTATTTTATCAGACAGATCCTAAGCCAGTGATTGAGTTCACAGAGCAATTTATGCCTAAAGATAAGGCGTAACAACAAACCAAGAAAACCAAAACAGAAAGATACATACTAATGAGCTTAATAGCTAAAGAAACCGCCGATTCTTCCAGGGATCCACTGCCAGCAGGGCCGCAAATAGGCATTTGTTACAGCATTATCGACTTAGGAACTCATGCCGGGGATTACCAAGGGAAGCCAACTAAGCGTCACAAGGTTAATATCTGCTTTGAACTGCCAGGGATTCAGATCGAAACAGATAAGGGGCCGATGCCAGGGGCTAAATCAACAACTCAGACACTGTCCTTGAATGATAAGGCCGGCCTGCGCAAAGTTCTTGAGAGCTGGAGAGGCCGACCGTTTACGCCAGTAGAACTGCAAGGGTTCCATCTCAAGGAAATCCTGTCCAAGCCTGCAACTGTTAACATCATGCACAACGATAAAGGAGGTGACAAGATTGGCTCCATCATGCCGCCAATGCCTAATGTTCCAATTCCGAAAGCAGTCAATGAGCCTTACTTTTACGATCTTGACTCACCAGGGGAGAACTGGGATCGGATCCCGAATTGGGCGAAGGAAGAGATCAAGCAGTCCTTAGAGTGGAGCAAGGTTAAAGACTTCGTTCCATCTGAAGATGGTCACCCCGCAGGAGCGCCTGCCGCACCAGCCGACAACCAAGACGACGTGCCATTCTGATATGAGTGTGTTAATCAAAGGACCGGGGGTGTATAGGCACCTACAGGGAGGGGATTACTACCCCCTCCCTTTTTTATCAGCATCCACATTGAAGGATTGCAACTGGAACACTCGCATACTTGATGACCGCTTAAAGCCCTCCCCCAGGGCACCAACTGAAGCGATGGTGTTTGGGAGGGCTTTTCATACCGCCGTATTAGAGCCGGATAGAATGCCTTACGAGTATCACATACTGCCAGAAGGGCATAAGGGCACCACAAAGGAGGGCAAGGCGCTTGTTGCGGAGATCAAGAAGGCAGGTAAGTCTCCAATTAAAAAGTCGGCAATGAATCAGATTGAGGCGATGAGGGAGAGCTTGCTGGCTCACCCTTGGATGCGGGAGAATTACTCGCTAAGCAAGGGGGATATTGAATTGTCGATTGTTAGCAACTTCCACGGCGTCATGGTTAAGAGTAGGCTGGATACCTATTACGGAAGCAATGGAGGTTACTCTATTGATCTCAAGACAACTATTGACGCATCCATTGATAAGTGGCGGCGGGAGATCAGGAGCAACTACATCACTCAAGCCGCAACATACCGGCAACAGCTGAGGGAGCACGGATTACCATGCAAGCGGTTCTATTTTGCGGCTGTGGAGAAGTCCCGCCCTTACAATGCTGGAATTCATGCAGTTGCTGACAGGGATCTGGATGAAGCATGGGAAAGGGTTGAAGATCTGCTGAATCGATACGCTCATGACAGAGTTCATGGTTTTCCGCACTACAACACCGAGCCAACTATTCATTGCTATTCAGAGAGGGAACTAAAGATATGAAGCAGAGGAAAGTTGTGCAGATTACAGGAACAAACATAGGTGTGATAGGTGAGCTTTTCGCTTTGTGCAATGATGGAACCATTTGGAGGATGAGCAGGAGGAATGGTTGGTTACAGGCCGAATCTATCCCTCAACCAGAGCCAGCCAAGGAGCCAGAAGATCCTGTAGCCGCCCTCAGAGCAACCTTGAGGGCTCAAGCTTTGCAGCACCTATCAAACAAGATCGGCAAGAAGTTACGGAACGGGCCGAGACCTGACCTTGACTCTAGAATTGCTGAATATGGCATTGATGCGGTTAAGGCTGTAATAGACGTTAAGTGTAACCAGTGGATAGGCAACCCTGACATGGAGAAGTATCTGAGGCCAGAGACACTCTTCCGCAAGTCTAAGTTTGAAAGCTATTGGCTTGAGGCGCAGGAAGCTAATCCGGTTAAGGAGCGATCTGTACTTACAGAGGCGCAATCCAATGCTGGATGGGCTGATATCTTTGGCAAAGCTGTGCCTCCTGTGCCTGACCGACAGAAGCAACCACAGGGGTATTTAGACTGGATGGGGTTATACGGAAATTGGAAATCTCAAATGGATTCCTACACTGAGTGCCGATTGCTTGGGGTAGCATTTCCGGGGTTTAAGAAGTGAACGACGCCCCTGATCTGGACATTGACGCCCAAGAGGGGCTTCTTGGCTGCGCTCTGCTTGGAGCAGCTGAGGATATCCGGGGCTCAGGGATTGACGCTAATAGCTTCTCTGAGCCCCGGTGCCGATTTACCTGGATAGAGATCGAAAAATTGTTAGATGCTAAGACTGACCCAAATGTGGTCTCTCTGCATCACGCAAACAAAGATTTAGAGCCCATGTGGCTTGTTGGCCTGTCTGACAAGGCTCCAACTGTCCACAACTGGACTTACTGGTTGCCCCGAGTCAAGGATGTGGCCGCACGCTACCAGGTGTGGAGCTTGTGTAACCAGGTAGCTGGCAACGCAAAGATGGGGTGCCCTTCTGACGAGCTGCTGGCCTCCCTGGAATCAGGGTTGCTTAAGGTGGGCAATGCCAGCTCAGATGTTAAGGATTCCTCTAAGGCAGGGCTGAAAGATCTCTGTGATTGGCTGGATAAGGCGGGCAACCAAGAAGTGGTTGGCATAAAGACTGGGATAGGGCGCATCGACAAGCTGATAAGGGGCTTGAAAAAGGCAACTATGAACACTTTAGCCGCTCGCCCTGCAACTGGGAAGTCGGCCCTAGCTGCTAACGTGGCTCTTAAGGTGGCCAAGGAAGGCGGCAAAGTCCTGGTGTTTACTGCTGAGATGGCTGCTAGAGAGTATCAAGCTAGGTTGTTAGCGATTGATTCCAAAGTGGATGTGCAGAATTATTTGGAGAATGGCTGGCAGCAGGACCAAAAGGCGCTGTTCGTTGCCATGAATAGGCTTAAGGAACTCCCCATTTACATAGTGGATGATCCGTCGATCACAGCCCCTCAAATGAGGGCTTATTCCCGCAAGGTCGCAAGAAAGGGGCTAGACCTGGTGATTGTTGACTATCTCCAGCTGTATCGTTCTGGCCGCAAGACGAGAGGCAGGGAAGAAGAGGTTAGTGAGGTGTCTAAGGCTATGAAGCAGATGGCTATGGAATGCGATGTGCCGGTAGTTGTGTTGTCGCAGATGAACAGGGGGATTGAATCCAGAGACAGTGCCCCACGGCTATCTGATCTAAGGGAGTCAGGCAGCATTGAGCAGGACTCTGATACAGTGGCGTTTCTGTGGAATAACTCAGATGATGTGCTGATGTATTGCCTGGAGAAGAACAGGAACGGCGGAACAGGGCAGGCCCCTGTTAACTTCATAAAACACAACCAAGTTTTTGAAGATTTATCAGGCATGGAAAGGAATGCTGGTGTATAGTCACCTCATGAAATTATTCGTCTGGGGTGTCTAGTCACCAGTGGCAAACAAGCGTTGAGGAACACAAGGGAGAGTTCCGGGTAATGGTAACTGCTTTTGGTATGACCAGCCCAGCAGGAGATAGATTACAGAGAGGTGTGCCAGGGTCAGGCAAAACTTTCCAGGGGATCTGGAGAGGTGGAGACAGGCAAGAAGTTGAGAGGTCGGCTAAATCGTTGACCAAGTATTTGAATGACTATGAAGCTACTAGGAATCGCCGGGGCAAAAGGCGTCGGTAAGGATACGTTTTACAATGTGCTGAAGGCAAGGATGGAGCCGGTGCAGAGGGTAGGGACTTCTGATTGTATCCTAGCTGATTGTTCTGCTTTACCTGGGCTGGAGGGTGCAACCAAAGAGCAGGCGAGACAGGTTTACCAGGTATACGCCGAGGCAACCAAAGAGTTGCAAGGGCTCCACTATTGGATTGATCGGATGCGGCCAGCCCTAGAGGCAATGGACTGGGGCAAAACCACCATCATAACAGGTTTGAGATACTCCTTCGAAGCTGAATGGATCCAGCAGCAGGGAGGCAAGGTTGTGCTGATTACGAAGCCAGGGCCAGCTGATGAGGACCATATTAGCGAACTGGAATGGAAGAATATTGTGCCGGATTACACCATCGCCAATGCGTCAACCCTTGCAGCCTATGCCGATGAAGTGGTCAAGGTTTACCTGGAGGCGATCAAGCAATGAGGCAACTTTTAATGTTTCCACTGATCATTGGCTGTATCGCACTCACAATCAATGCTTTCTGGTCAAGCTACAGCGAGCCCTATCCACAATCCAGCGACTTTAGAGTGCTACTTCTGGCAACTGTGTGCGGGTTCGGTGCTACCTGGGCTGGATGGAAGGAGTCGGGCAAGTGAAGTTCTCCAGCATTCTTGCAGGTGACGGCAGAGGTCTCTGGTATTGCCAGCAAGTAATCAACCAAGGCTTTGACGCAGTAGTGCAAGGCATGCAGCTCTCCAACGAGCTATGGGAGGCTTCGAACAAGACATTAACCCCGCTGCAAGCAGACATTGCCGCAGCTAAGCAGATTCTAGGATTATGACACAACAGGAAGTTAGAGCAGTGTTAGGCGATTGGTATGCAGGTGAACTGCGAGATAAAGGGCATCAGTATGCATTGAAACGGCTTGCTGAAGAGGTGCTGAAATGGGTGGAGATTGTGGAGGAATAGCTTAGCACATGCCAACTAACAGGAAGTGGTCGCTTATGAAGAGCGAAGAGGTGGCTAAACTGCCAGCTAACACCATCAAAGAGAGGGATCCTGAGCGATACAAGTGCATCATCCAGCTGCTGAAGGAGGGCACTAGCCATAAAGCCATAAGCAAGGCTACTGGAGCATGTATGGCTGTGATCACCAAGATTATGTTGGCTGATGACGAGCTGAACAAGGGCATTGACGCCCTGTCATCCAGAGCAAAGAAGGGTGCAGGGCACGCAATTGACCGCTTGAATGAGCGGATGGAGGCTGATGTGAATAACGAGATAGCCTTCAAAGATTTGGCCGTTGTTGCTGGTATCTTAACTGACAAAGTAGAGAAGCTCAGCCAGTCGCAAGCCCCACAGTCCCTGCATGTTACGCAGATTAATGTCAATGAGGCTGTAGATATCAACGACATCATCCAGAACCTGCCCAAATCAGCACCACCAGAGCAGTCACAAGTTATTGATGTGGAGGATGTTGCGCCAGAAAATGAGGCCAATTAAATATAATAGATATTGTGCGAAAACCAGCTGTAAGTCCTTCTCTATCAACACTTCATGCTGCAAAGTAAGCCGGAAAAGGGGAGGGGGCGGTCAGCAAGTCTAGATCTGTCAGCTTCGTTTGACGGCCACCTATGCAAATTTTAGCAGACAAAAGGCCCCTCCCTTGCGCATTGCACCGTCAACAGCGGGCGGAGGGGTTGTCAGCCCGTGGGGTTACGTCTGCTGCGATGGGTGTTGTATCGGAGCAATTGTTTGCGGCTGAGGCGTATAGCAGGGGCTTCCGGGTGTCTGCTCCGGTATGCGGAAAGGCCCCCTATGACAGCATTACTGAGAAGGGCGGGTCCTTGTGTAGGGTGCAGGTGAAAAGCACAGCAAAGCCACACAAGGGTAGTTGGCGGGTGACGTTCAACGCGCCTAAAAGGCGGGGTTATGACGGTGCAACAGTGGATGTGTTGGCCTGCTATATCGCTCCGATGAGTCATTGGTATCTACTGCCTGTAAGCCAGGTAAAGGTGGATCAGATCCATTTTTGCGGTAATCCGCACAGAAGCAAATACTTGCCCTACTACGAGAACTGGGGGCTTTTGGAGACTTTTTGAATATGAAATCCCTTCGTTCCATAGTTCAAGCGGTAACTGCCCAGACAGGGGTTGATCCCAAGCTAGTATTTTCCAGTCTAAAGACAGAGGATGTGTCTAGGGATAGGGCAATAATTGCCTACCTATGCCATGTGGAGTTGAGGTGGAATTTCAGCCGGATTGATAAGAAGCTGAAGCGGGCTAACGGGTCTACTAGAAGGATGGTAGAGCGGGTAGCGGAGAGCAAGGACTATGAACCATCTCTTTTTGCTCTATTAGCCAGGATTAGGGGTATCTGAGGGCACAGTAAGCCTGTTAAGACTTGCCATACCCTGAGACCAGAATTCGGGTCTATCGTCGGGAAACTCCTTGAAAGGAGAGGGATTTCTTTGGACAGCCTAAGCATCCGGCAACCGCATGGCATTAACGTAGCCAATAAATCCCAGCAGTGTCTCACAGTTGTGAGAATCTTTAAGGTGGTCTGTTACGTGTATCCGGCCACCCGCTGTTGTCACCCTTCATTCTAGAGACTCTTGCCAGAGAGCCGGGGCCATGTTTCAGGTCACCCAAGAGATCGACGTCCGGCCTGCAATCGGAGGCTATGTTTAGCAGGCAGTGAAATTAATAGCAGAAAACAGTTGCGGTGTCTAGTCACCAGATGCATGTTGAAGGTGTAACGACACCGGAATGCTATGAAAACAAACCTTCAAGAATGCCAGAAATGTAAACGCAAGTTTATTGCAATTGGAAAGATATCCATTTGCCAGGAATGCGAACTCAAGATCACCCAGGAAGCGCCAACCACAGCATGGGAGAAAGTGAGGCCCTTGCGATGATTGTATGGCTAGCTGAGAACGGAGCATTGCCCGTCCTGGGTGCGATTGGTGGATATTTCCTCGTCCACCAGATAATGAACAGGGGAAGCCATGAATGATTTCGACGATATACCTGGTGAAGACGATATCCAGTTCAAGGCACCCTATGTGGAAGGAGGGGCAGGGAGCCTAAATGAGCTGATTACTGAGCAGCGGGGATATGAAGCGGTTGGGGGCAAGATTAACGGAACAGCTCACTACAAAGGGGGGAGTTTATCCCGCACTAAGCCGCCAGAAGGAAAGAGGGGCAATCAATGACCTTTGAAGAGACAGCATACCTAGTGCGCAGGATGCGGGAGCGTGGCCTTATTAAAGGCGAGGTAGAGGGGAATACGACCGAAAAGCAGTTAACCGCTGAGAGAAGCAACAGATCTTATTACCGGCACAGAGACGCGATACTTGAGCGAAAAAGGGCACGCTACGCAGCCCGAAAAGCAGCAAAGGAGACAGCGGAATGAACGCGCAACACTACGCAGAAATCAAAAAGGGGCCAACAAGCTGGAACGCTTTTGTTAGAGTGCAGAAGGCAAAGGACCGGGCCTGGACTGCCGACCTCCAGGGGGCCAATCTCTGGAATGCCGATATCTGGACTGCCGACCTCCAGGGGGCCAATCTCCAGTGGGCCAATCTCCAGTGGGCCAATCTCCAGCGGGTCAATCTCCAGTGGGCTGATCTCCAGTGGGCTGATC